CTCCTAGATCTTCTCCTAAGAGTTCTGTTGTTACTTCACTTATTTCACCTTCTGTTGAAAGGCTGATGGGGATTGTGAAGAAACATGGACCTCCAAAGGATATGGATGCAGAACGTCACAAAATTAAAGATATTAGTGGTAAGGTGAATACTGCCACCCAATTTGATTCTATCTTGTTGAATAAAGCTGCAATTGACTTTCGTATAAGTCTTGAAGCTATTCCTTCAAGTGAATTGGCTAAGGTTGGCAAGATCAGTGATGATGCAAATTTGGCTGGTATCGATGGAGCTATAGGATTTAACGCAATGAATTTTTCCACTTCTGTAGGTTTCCCGGGGAAGGGGCCTAAAACTCAATATGTGGAGAAATCAGACCGCTATGTTGAAGGTATATCTTGTCCGCGTGATGTTGATCCTATCATTTTTGAGGAGGTTGCAAAACTGGAAAGTATTCTTTTGGCTGGACAATCTATTAATACTGTCTTCAAAGCTTCATTGAAAGATGAGCCGACAAAATTAACTAAAGATAAAACTCGCGTATTTGCGGCGGCAAATATGCCTTTTGTTCTTCTCGTTCGTAAGTATTATTTATCTTTAGCTGCTTTGATTCAACGTAATAAGATTGCCACTGAATGTGCTGTTGGAACTATTGTCCAATCGCCAGATTGGACTGATTTGTTTGAGCACATTGGTAAACATGGCTGGGAACGTGCCATTGCTGGTGATTATGCCAGTTTTGATGGTCAGATGAGTCCCCAATTTATGTTGATTGCTTTTAAGAATCTGATTTGGTTAGCAGAGAAAAGTGGTAATTATGATGAAGATGATCTTATCATTATGCGTGGTATTGCTACTGAAATCACGTATCCCACATATGATTATTTTGGAACTTTAGTTCAGTTTTTTGGTTCCAACCCTTCTGGTCATCCTTTAACTGTCGTTATTAATAGTTTTGTTAATTCTCTTTATTTGCGATATTGCTGGTACGCTATTGCAAAAGAGAAGGGATGGTGGAGAACCCCTTTATTTAACAAGTGCGTGTCTGTCATGACATATGGCGATGATAATATCATGACCGTTGCTAAGGGTTATGATGATTTTAATCATACTGCCATTGCTGATCAGTTAGCTAAAGTGGATATCAAATACACCATGGCCGAAAAAGAAGCCGAGTCTGTCCCTTTCATCAACCTGCAAGATGCATCATTTTTGAAACATTATGCAGTATGGGATGACGAGCTTGGTTTATATCGATCACCTGTTGAGGAGGATTCAATTGCTAAGATGCTACATACACATTTAAAATCTAAAATTCTATCTATGGAACAGTCTAGTGCTGAAGCAATTCAAAATGTGGCATTGAAGTACTTTGAATGTGGACGTGAAGTCTACACCGAGCGTGTTGCTCAGTTGGAGCGAGTTGCGCGTGACGCTGGGATTCAGGGTTACGTAGGTCCGATTATGAGTTATGACGACCGCCTCGCTTGGTACCGTCAGAAGTTTGACCTATAGGTCAGCTTCGAAAGCCCGCCCTGGGGGCTTTGTACCTTGGGCCACCGCAACTGTGTGGTGGAATAAGCGAAAAACAGTTGTACCGTGTGTGATTAACGCACGGCCTGCTAGGTTCTGCATTACCTAGCTTCCGTGGACAGCTACACGGACAGTCATTGTATATATTAATCGTTATTTAGCGATGGGGTGACGCCCAACAAAATAGCACTGTTATGTTGTCGATTGAT